AGGTAATACGATAGCAGATGCTGAGTAATGTCAACACAAGAGCAAATCCGAATAGCTGCTGAAAGTGATCTTGTCACATTCATTAGACTAGTAGCACCAGAGCAAGTACTAGGGCAATGCCATGAGGATGTTTGTAACTGGTGGACAAGACCTGACTCAAAGACACATCAACTTCTACTCTTTCCTAGAGACCACGGAAAATCAAGATTAATTGCTTTTAGGGTAGCTTGGGAGTTGACAAAGAACCCAACTTTGCGTATACTATACATATCAGCTACAGCTAACCTTGCTGAGAAACAACTAGGATTTATCAAAGGCATACTGACATCAGAGATATACAGAAGGTATTGGCCTGAACACGTAAACTTTGATGAAGGTAAACGAACACGATGGACTAACTCAGAGATTATGTTAGACCATCCATTGAGGAAAAAAGAAAATGTTAGAGACCCTTCGATCTTTACTGGTGGACTTACTACATCGCTTACAGGCTTACATTGTGACATTGCTGTCCTCGATGACTGCGTGGTGTATGAAAATGCTTACACAGGTGAAGGACGCAATAAAGTCAAAAGTCAATACTCTCTTCTCTCGTCTATTGAAGGTGCTGAAGCGAAAGAGTGGGTAGTAGGAACTAGGTATCACCCTGCTGACTTGTACAACGATCTGCTACAGATGACTGAAGATCAGTACGATCCAAGAGGTGATAAGATAGGTGAGGATAATATCTACGAGATATTTGAGAAACCTGTAGAAGAAAGAGGTGATGGAACAGGTGAGTTCCTTTGGCCTAGAACCCAGCGCAAAGACGGTAAGTGGTTTGGGTTTGACATGAAGATACTAGCTAAGAAACGTGGTCAGTATCTAGACAAAGGACAGTTCAGAGCACAGTACTACAACGATCCTACTGACCCTGACAACGTACCTGTCTCACCAGATAAGTTTCAGTACTACGAAAGAAAGCATATTAGAGAAGAAAACGGTTTCATCTACTACAGACAAAACAGACTGAATGTATTTGCTGCTGTTGACTTCGCATTTAGTTTAAACAAACGTGCTGACTATACAGCCATAGTGGTGGTAGGAATTGACGCAGACAACAACATCTATGTCTTGGACATCGACAGATTCAGGACTGACAGAATATCTGATTACTTCGAAAACATATTACACATGTCAAACAAGTGGTCATTCAGAAAGCTCAGAGCAGAAACAACAGTCGCACAAATGGCAATCGTCAAGCAACTCAAAGAACTTATCAAGCAACACGGACTAGCTATAAGCATTGATGAGTACAGACCTAATAAGAACCAAGGTAATAAACAAGAACGCATAGCTTCAATACTTGAGCCACGTTATGATAACATGAGTATCTGGCATTACAGAGGCGGCAACACTCAGTTACTAGAAGAAGAGTTGTCATCCAGAAACCCTGCTCACGATGATATCATAGATGCTTTAGCCTCAGTTATTGACATGGCTGTTAAGCCAGCTAGAGCAATACGTAGGAGTAAAGATAACGTGGTACAGTTTAATTCTAGATTCGGTGGGGTATCCTTCTAATGGCTGGAACAACTATTGACCTGCAGACTATGATTGATCCACACAGTCTAGCAGTAGACATTGCAGATCGCTGGACAAAGTGGAACAACGCAAGGCGACCAAAGATTGAAGAGTGGAAAGAGTTACGTAACTACATCTATGCTACGGATACAAGAACTACGTCCAACAGTAAACTACCTTGGACTAACAGTACGACTACACCAAAGCTAACACAAATAGCTGACAACTTACATGCTAATTACTTTGCTGCTTTGTTTCCACAAAAACGTTTCTTTAGGTTTGAAGCACACGATGAAGACTCAGATGTCAAAGCTAAACGTGATGTAATTCAATCATATATGGAAAACAAGATACGTCAATCAGACTTTGAAAATACTGTAAGTAAACTCATCAATGATTACATTCAGTACGGCAACTGTTTTGCTACAGTAGAGTTTGCTAGAGATTATACGGAGTATGAAGATGGAGAACTTTCTGTTAACTATGTCGGACCTAAGCTTGTCAGGATTTCTCCATTTGACATCTGCTTCAACCCAGTTGCTTCAAGTTTCGGAGATAGTCCTAAAATTGTCCGTTCAGTTTTAACAACAGGTGAGCTATCTAGACAAATAGAAGAGACTGTTGACAACGCATACCTGAAACAAATCTTTGACAGGATGTTAACAAACAGAGCTTCAGTAAACGGCTACGGTGGTAGCGATGTGGATGTAGACAAGGCTCACGCATTTACTGCTGATGGTTTTACTAATCTGAACGAGTACTATGAGTCAGACTACGTAGAGCTTATGACATTCTACGGTGACATCTATGATAACGATACTAACACCTTTCACAAGAACAGAGTTATTACTATCGTAGACAGAGCCTACGTAATACTAAACGAACAAAATCCAAACTGGTTAGGTAAGTCTTCTGTCTTTCATGCAGGTTGGAGAGACCGTCCAGATAATCTTTATTCTATGGGGCCACTTGACAATCTTGTAGGAATGCAGTATCGTATAGATCACCTAGAAAATCTCAAAGCTGATGTCTTTGATCAGATAGCTTATCCTATAATCAAGATAAGAGGTGACGTAGAAGACTTTGACTTTGAACCAGCAGCTAGAATATACATGGGTGAAGAAGGTGACGTAGGATACTTAGCTCCTGACCCAACAGCACTAAACGCTGACTTTCAGATACAGAACCTAGAAAACAAAATGGAGATGATGGCTGGTGCTCCAAGAGAAGCTATGGGTATCCGTAGTGCAGGTGAAAAGACAGCCTTTGAAGTACAGCAGTTAATGACTGCAGCAGGACGCATCTTTCAACACAAGACTGCAAATTTCGAAAGGGTCTTTTTAGAACCTATACTAAACGCAATGCTTGAAGCTGCTAGACGTAACATGGATATAGCAGATACAGTTAGAGTTCTTAACGAGGATACAGGACTGTTCTTTTTTCAACAGATTACAAAAGAAGACATCATGGCTAACGGTAAGATTGTTCCTATCGGTGCTAGACACTTTGCTGAAAGAGCGCAAAGAGTACAGAGCATGTCACAACTTTACCAGTTGAAGTTAGCTGATCCTAGTGTTGCTGTTCACTTCTCAGGTAAAGAGTTTGCTAGAATACTAGCAGAAGAGTTAGGTGAACCAGCGTTGTTTGGAGACAATATCTTAGTTTCTGAACAACTAGACTCTGAGCGTATAGCAACTGAAGCTCAGGTACAATTTGAAGAAGAGCAAGATATAGCAATCAAAGAAGGATTATAAGATGCCATACAAAAAAGGTAAAGTACAAAAGTACAAAAACGAAACAAAGAAACCTATGGAAAAGAAAAAGAAACCAATGAAAAAGAAGCCTATGAAGTAAATGAAGGCTGCTTGGTTTAGAGGATGTAAGACGCAGGAGGACAAGGACAAAGTTAAACAAAAGCTTATGTCTGACAGAGATAGCCTCCTGCATCTCGAATCAATTCTTGAGTCTATGCTTGAGGATAGACCGACTACGATGGATTATGATAGTCCTTCTTGGTCACACAAAATGGCTGATCGTATCGGCTACAACAGAGCACTAACCCAAGTGCTTGATCTTATTAACCTAGATAAGGAATAAAATTATGGTATTTACTACTGATAATACTGCAACCACACAGGAAGATCAGAACAACGAGAATCAAAGTCAGGAAACCCCTATACAGGAATCCTTTCTTGATAAACTCGTTCAGGCAAAGGGAGAGAACTGGAAAGACCCTGAAGTGTTAGCCAAAGGTAAGTTAGAAGCTGATGGTTACATTAAAAATCTTGAAGACCAACTCAGTCAAATGAGGGAAGACTTGAAGAAACAGGAATACAAAAACGAAGTTCTCGATCAACTTCAGACCAAGGCCGCTGAAACTACTGCAGCGACTAATGAAGTGCCTAACAATAACAGTAGCACTAAAGATCAGAATACCACTGCAACCTTTAGTGAGGAAGACCTGAAGAGCCTTGTAGAAAAGACACTAGGTCAGCGAGAGTTAGAAGCCAAAGTTCAAGGCAACCTAGAACTCGTTGATAAAGAGCTAGAGGGAAGCTTTGGCACTGAAGCCAAGGCTCAAATCGAAAAGAAAGCTGCAGAGCTTGGTATGTCAATAGATCGTTTACGTGATATTGCTGCTGAGTCACCCAACGCATTCTTCGCTCTTATAGGTGAGAACAAACGTCCAGCTAATCCTATGGTTGCTGGGTCAGTTCGAACCGAAGGTGTCAACATGCAGTCCTCTACGGAGCGAGATTTTAATTACTATCAGAAACTACGTAGAGAAAATCGTAACTTGTACTATTCAGCTAAGACGCAGCAACAAATGTTTGAGGATAAAGCTCGGCTTGGCGAAAAGTTTGGTGCATAATTAAAGGAACTTAGACATGGCAATGACCACATCTAATACCTCGTTCCTGCAACGTGCTCAGGTCTATTCATCAGAATTAAAAGAAATTCTGCGTGACGAGATGATGGCACAACGATATGTGCGTATGCTTGATGGTTTTCCTGACGGAAACACTTTCAACATTCCATCTATCGGTCAGGCACAGGTAGACAACTACTCAGAAGATAGTGCGGTCACCTATCGTCCACTCGACACAGGTAACTTCACCTTCACAGTCGATAAGTATCTATCATCAGCTACTTATATGACAAAGAAAGCAGAGCAAGACACATTCTATTCAAACGAATTAATGTCACGCTTTGTACCAGAACAAGAACGTGCAATCATGGAACACTTCGAGACAACCACTCTTGCTGCTCCTGAATCTGGCGTATCAGCTAACTCATCTGAAGCAATCAACGGCATCTCAATGCGTGTTGGTTCTACAGGTACAGGTGAAGTTATCACCTTGAAAGAGTTTGCTTATGCACGTTACGCTTTGAAAAAACAAAGTGTTCCAGACAGCAACTTGGTAGCTATCGTTGATCCGTCTGTTGAGTACACACTTAACACACTAGCTAACCTAACAAACGTGCAAAACAACCCACGTTTCGAAGGTATTGTTCGTGACGGTATAGCAACAGGTATGCGTTTCGTAGCTAACATCTACGGCTTTGACGTATATTGTTCAAACTTTCTACCAACAGCAACTGACAACGCACTACCAGACTTAGCTGCTGCTAACCAAGACTACTCATCAACAAACGGTGTAGTTAACTTGTTCTTCTCAGCAGACCAGTCTGTAAACCCATTCGTGGGTGCGTTCCGTCAACAACCTGAAGTAGACTACGATTATAACAAAGACTTCCAAAGACATGAGTTTGTAACAACTGCTCGTTATGGTGTCAAGTTGTATCGTCCTGAAAACATGGTTCGTGTTGTCACGAAACCAACAGTAGCGTAAGGAGGACTAACTAATGGCATATGTTAATGCAGACGGTCTAGAAATTCTTGCCGCAGGTGATGCAGGTACTGCAGCGAAGCGTGGTACTTCACTTTCAAGTCAAAAGAAAGCATTAGTGATGACAATCACAGGAACAGAAGTTCCTTCATCTGTGGCTACACCACAAGATCATGATGCTTTTATCCCAGCAGGTTCGTACATC